AGGACGCTGGGTAGGTCGTGATGGGCTCGATTGGCTTCATGCGCTTGAAGCTGCCCTCCTTGATCTTTTCCTTCTGGATGAGCAGAGGCTTCTTCAGCTCCTCAGGATCATCCGTCCCCATGTCCAGGTAGATCTGCGAGCGACCCATGAAGCCATCCATCGTCGCAGCCCACATGAAGTGGTCCTTGGCGTGGATCTTCGTCATCTTCTCTTCGATCTTCGTGATGATGTCGTCGCGATCATCTTCACCAGTCGTGCGCAGCTTGATCCACTTGCGCGTCATTTCCTTTGCTGTCGCCTCGCTGATGTCTCGGTATTCATTGATCTGCGTCAGCTGGGTGAGGAATGCGTAACCAGGAAAGCCACCAAAGGTGGAGAAGGCAGTTGCGACGCCACCCTGTCCATACACTGGAGGCAGCTGCGCATCCATCGCGATGACATGCTCATCAGGACAGACGACATTCTTGAATGGCGGAGTGTATGGCTCCATGCTGAACTTTGGCGTGGGCAGTTTGAGTGGTGCGCTCGGTCCCTTTTCAGCCATCGCCCAGAACATCGCAGCGTCAGGGATTTCCCCCATCGCCTTGTGGTATTTGTCCATGGCCTTGTCGTTGACGACCTGCTGCTCAGCACGACGCTCAGCCATGCGCTTCTGAACCTTTCGGTTCGAGAGCCAGGGTGAAATGAACGGCAGTTTCATGGTCAGGCCTCAGGCAAACAGTTGGAGCAATTCGTCGGTAATTTCCATTGGGCCGCGAGTGTTCAGCACTTCTTCCATTGCTCCGATGAAGGAATCCACATCATCGTCATTCTTAATGTCAGGGAAATTCGCACACTGATCAACGAAATCAGGAACCCACCATTCGCCTTCAGGTAGAAGTATAAGTCCAGCCTCGTGACTTGGCGTCACAGTATCTGCTCGCAGAACTTTGTCGGTGGCGGTAATTGATTCGAAGATCGGAATTGCGGAGTCACGCTTGGTTGCCTGAACAGTTGCCTTGCCGGAAGCTGAACCTCCACCCTCAACATAGACCTTGCGTGGCTTCCATTTGTCGTAGAGCATTTTGACCTGACGCTTTACATCAGGGAATTCCAATTGGCCCTTCCAGACATCAAGCACATAGTAGCGATTCTTTGTCACACCAAGGGTGGTGCAGGCAGTGAAGTCATTCTGCTTCTTCAAGCCAAGAGCAGTATCCCACCTCTGGATAACATTCGTGAAACCCATCTGCGTATATACTTCATGGAGCTCCTGTGGGGAAAGACTTCCAAATGGCTTCAGTGGTTTATACCAGCCCCAGTTCTCGCGCTTGAACATGTTGCCTGCTGCAGCAGATGGTCGCTGCTGGTAGAGGCTGGCCCACACCTTGGATCCAACACCAACTGCATCAGCTGTGCCTATGCGAATGCGATCCAGCATCTCAGCGCTGTAGCGCTCTGGGTGAAGAGCCTCACCAGTGCGACGCAGCAGCACACCATCCTCATCAAACTCATCCTCTTCAGCGATCGCAGGGAAGTTGATCACATCCCACTGCTCGCCATCCTTCTTCATGTTGGCCAGCAGGTGGCCAGCGATGTCATCCTGGTGGCGTCGTGTCATGATGAACAGAATGCCAGCGCCAGGCATGAGGCGAGTGTAGAGGTCGTTCACATACCATTCCCAGGTGGCTGCACGAACTACTGAGCTTGAAGCTTCCTCCGCGTCCTTGACCACATCATCCATAAGCAGGATATCGCCACCACGGCCAGCAATACCACCACCACGGCCAGAGCTCTTATATTGGCCACGGCGATTGACCACTTCGAAGATGTCAGAGTTGCGCAGGTATGATCCATCAGCCACCGTCCGAATATTTTTGCCCCATAGGCGCGTGCCTGGGAATAGCTTTGAGTATTCCTCGCTATCGATGATGCGCTGGATGTCGCGGTTCACTGCGCTCGCGAGGTCGGCACCCCAGCTCGTGCCAATGAAGGTTAGGTCAGGATATTTGCCCAGCGCATAAGCCGGAAAGCGTTTGCTGGTTAGCTCGCTCTTGCCATGGCGTGGTGGAGCGAAGATCATCAGGCGTGGGCTGCGCTTGTTGATCACATCGTCAAGGAATTTGTCCAGTGCCTTGGCGAGCTTGATGTGGAACCAGCCAGCGAGGTAGTCTGGTTTGGTGTAGAGTGTGAAGCGAATCAACTCACGACGCGCCAGCTCCTGATGGATCGCATCAAGAGACGGCAGGCTGGTGAGTTGAGTGGCGAAGGACATCAATTATCCCATGTAAGAATTTGCATGCCTGGTGTGCGTGTCGGCCTTGACTTCATGGAACTGTGCGATGCGAGAGTGGTTCGTAGCTGCCTTGATATTTCCAGCACGACCCTGGATGCGAGCGGCACGATCGTGCGACTCTGCAGCAGCCTTGTGAAGCTCAGCAGCACGACTGTGGAGCTGGATGCCTGAGGTCGTCCCGTGCGTATGCTCAGTGGCCGCAGAGGCATTTCCAGCACGCGTGCTTTTCGTGTCAGCCTCTTTGCTCGCGATGCGTGCCTGCTCTTTGACATTGAACGGACGAGCGCCACCCTGGGTGGACGACTGCGGAACTTTTCCAGTGCCAACGCCAGCAGCTTTCAGAGCGTCCTTGAAGGCTGCACCTCTGGCGACGATTTGACCGCCACCCTTGTAGCCGTCCTTCTTGTCCTGCTTGGCTTGCTGTCGCCCAAACTCACCCTTTGGCTTGGGTCCACTGCCACCCTTGCTGTCCTGATTGATGCCATCAGGATTGGCATCGGCCGTCACGCTGCCGCGCAGATCTTTGCTCATGTCAATGCCCCAGCTTGGAGATGCGCTTGAGCGCAGCGAGGTGGATGTTGGCTTGCGTTTCGTGCTCACGGACTCGGGTGGCGTTGCCCACACCCTTCTGATGTTCAGCAGCAGCACGATTGCTATTGACAGCATCGAGGTGCTTTCCTGCATTGCTGCCAGCCTTCATTGCTGCGGCTGAATCCTGCTTGGCAGCGAGCGATGCGGTGAGCGCACCACTCATGGCACCATGATACGCAGCAGCCTTATCATGCTCAGCAGCTCGGCCTTCTGCTGCAGGCTTGATTCCAGCCTCACCACGAATGAACGCAGCAGCCTTGTTGTGGAGCTGAGCAGCCTCAGCATGCGGCCCAGCAAGCACGCCTGCGTTCGCTTTTGCACTGGCCGCATTCGCCGCAACGCTGTGAGCCGAGATTGCTTCGCCCTCAGGCTTGTGGACTGGCTTGGCGTTGGAATTCTTTTTGAGACTCGTGGTCAGCTTGGTGACGGTATTGGCGTGCTCTTTGGCTGCCTTTTCGTGCATGGACTTTTCCTTGGGCCCAGGTGCGAGCTTCGCAGCAGCCTGGTGGGCAGCAGCAGCCTTTCCATGCATCTCAGCGCGGATCGCCTTGGTAGACTTCATTCCATTCGCGCGGGACGCTGCCTTGCTGGCCTTGGCTGCATAGCCTGCTGCGCCTGTATACTGGTTGATGCCAGTTGGATTGGCGTCCAGTGTGATTGAGCAGAAGAACTCAGTCATTGGATTTTTCCTCAGGCTTGTCGAGCACCGTCAGGATGTCACCATTGTCACAGTAGAGCGTCCACAGGTCTGGGCCGGACTGGGCTGCGTAGCCATGGAACTCATGGCCAGGAACATCGCCATCTCTAGCTGTGATGCTCAACTGCGCCAGTGCCTTGTCCTCGTAGCTGTCGTCATCATCCAAGCGCAGCAGCACAGGGCCAGTGCCATGCTTGGTGGTGGTGGCGTCGCCAGGTTGGGAGATGAAACGCTCATGCAACATATTTGCACACGATGTGGATGCGATCGTTTGACTGGTCAATTGGAATCTTCACGCTCACCACTTCAAATTTGGAATCGCGAGGCAGCAGGATTTCACGCTCATGCTGTCCGCTGCTGCTGAGCTTGTGCACATCAATGGCTGGCGTGCCCTTCTCCGCAGCGATCTCCAGCACGATGCCCTTGTTGCCCTTCCAATTCTCAGCGAAGCCTTTTGAGGTGCTGGTGGAAACGAAACCCTTGTCCTGAAATTGATGTCCTGCGTGCAGATCTGAGCCAAACAGTTCCTTGGCTGAGTTGCGACTGATGCCACGGAAAATGGTCATTGGCTCCTTCAGCGCTGCGCCCTTAAATGCAGCATCAAGATTTGCCACATGCTCTTTGATCTCAGAGCTGCCTGTGCCTTTGCCACGCACAAGGTCATTCATTGGGTGGTAACCATTACCTGTGTAGCGTGCGATGGCCTGCTTCTGCTCGTCGCTGAGTGGCTTGTCACGAGTCGTGTGCACCATCTGATGATCAATGATCTGCTCATCAGTCATGTGGGTTGATGCAGTTTTGGTAAGCGTATGCGATGATGGATTCTGCATCGCCTGCTGCACATGTGCGCTTGTGAAGCCTGGAGACAGCGGACTCTTTGTGCCAGTGAATTGATGGTAGCCACTCACTGGTGCTGCTTGCAGCTGAGGATGTGGGAGTGGTTCGCCTTTTATCTTAGCAACCCAGTTCATGTGCATCGCTGTGTTTGGAAATGGCAACGCGACGAATGGCTTGTCCTTGTCTAGCTGCTGCGCCATCATATTGGCGTAAACTTTGTTCTGGAATTTCGCAGCGAGCGAATCTGGCTTTGGATCTTTTGTTATGCTGAGCGTCTTTGTTCCTTCGCCCTGCTTTGGCTTGATGCCAGTCAGCTTCTCAAGTGCATCTTTCTTCGTAGGCGCGACATGCTTTGCATAGCTCGTGTTTGGCTTGGCGCTGAGCCCAACTGCAGCAATGAGTTTCTTCGCTGCCTCGATCTTGGTTGGGTGGACCTTACCAGCCATCGATGGCTGCAGCCATTTCTTCGCTGTGAGAATGGCCTTGGCTTTTTCCTCTGGCGTCATGCGCGACACGCTCTGACCGCCGATGTGCTGGTTGCCGTAGAATGGATGGCCTAGGTGGTCACCATCTTCAGCGACCGTCATCGAGTATGCGGCGAGCTCCGCATCAAGATCCAGGGCCATCTTCAGCGACTCTCACAAATTGAACCATCATTGACAGCAATCTTTGATTTCAACTCATGCTTTGCTGCCTCAGCTGCGTGCTTTGTCGCCTGAGTAGAATTTCCAATGCGAGCATATTTGGCTTCAGCCTGCCGATGAAGAGATGCTGCCTTGAAATGCTCGCTGCGAGAATTGTTGCTGTGAGCTTCACGACCAACCCTGAATGCTTCATTGCTCACAGCCATACGATGCGCTGCACCATTTGAACCAGTGCGGACTGCAGCTGCTCTGCTTTCAGATCTGCCAGCACCAGAGTATTGATTGTGGCCTTCAGGATTTTCATCAGCAGTGATGGAGCCACGACAGTCTTTGAAGCCGGGAGGGAAAATGTCGCGTCCCATGTCAATACTCATTCCAGCCACGAATGTGTGGCTCTTTTCCCTGAGCATATGCCCTGGACGCAGTGGCGTGGTTCTTCGCTTCCTTCTCATGGCGTGCTGCACTCTTTAGGTGCTCATTCTGTTTCTGGCTTGTCGCGAGCAGCGCTGCATAGCGTTGCTGTGTAGCCGCATTGGAGTGGGCAGTTGCTGCAGCTGCATGACCCTTCACTGCATTCTGTCCACTGGCATAAGGAAGCGCACCACCAGACTTCTTCTCAGCATTTGCTGAGGCTGCTTTCGCTGAGCGTGCAGCAGCAGAGTATTGGTTGATTCCTGTTGGATTGTCGTCGCCAGTGATTGAGCCACGCAGGTCAGCCATGATCATCTCTCCAGAGCAGATTTCGGAAGCCGGATTGCTACACCACCAGCGACCGTTTCCCCTGCAGCTGCGCGTGCTATGGACGCTTTATCTACAAGGTTCGCCAGGGTGGTTAGTTCATCGATGCTGAGTTTGCTGAGGTCGTGCTTGTTTTCCACGACGATGGGTCCACCATCATTGCCAGTGATCTGAATCGGCAGCAGCCGAGTCCACAACTTGTAGAAGTCTGTCTGATTGAGTCGTCCCCACTTGACCAGCGAAGGCACACCACCCATCTGCTCAAATGCCTCAGCGAGTGCTTCCTTCACGCTCTTTGACACTTTGTTGATGCATCCCTTTGGTTTGCCAGCAGGATTTCCGGACGCACCTTTCTTGAATGCAGTCTTTGGTGCCGGACGCTTGGCGAGCCCTGGCTCCATGGGCGTCTTAGTGCGGTATGGGATTCTTGGCATCAGTAAGCTCGCGTCAGCACAGATCTGGTTGAACACAGGCGACGAGTAAAGGTTACGCGATCCTCGCCACTTGGAAAGTCCTCGCAGCCGGAGGCGCAGCGCAACAGTTTCAGCCAGCCATCCCCATCTTGCTACTTAGGGACTTTTTAACGATCAACATTTTTCACAGCAGACCTTCAAATT